CCCATGGAGCTAAACATCTGCAGGTTTATGCGTTCGCCTTGGTATTCAACCGTTGGCGTGCGTCCCGCTTCAAGTAGCTCTAACCAGTCCTCACTGAGGACGTGTCGGACAAGTCCGAGGGCTATAGTATCACTGGCACTGCTGAGGTCGATGGTTGCTAGAGTCCCATCTATGGACCCACGCCGCGCAAGCCGTTGGTTAGGCTCTTGCTTCGTGATGTCCAAACCCCACGGCTTGATACGCCGCTCCATTTCGCGGCCAAGGCCCCGCTGATACATCACGTTCAGCGAAGGCTCAACCACAATGGAGCGGTGCGTTAAAGCCGTTTTTGCGACGAAGCCCAGCTTACCGTCCCTGACAAGGGAACGGAGCTGCTTTACCTCACCAACGTACTCAGTCCAACCAGGCATCATGCCGGCTAATCTTGGTACGTAGCGAAGAAGGCTTGCACTACACTGGTACCCCGCACTTAGTTTCGTGCGGGGATTCGACTTTGCCTTAACGACATCAGTCGTGGCACCTTTGCCGAATACCAGGTGCAGGTCCTCAACCATTGGTGCATCCCCAAGCATCTGATCCATTTTACGCATAACGCCGTGGAGTACGGCTTCTACGCGCGGGCGGAATTGAAACCCCCCGCGGGACCAGGCTTGGAAACACTGATTGGTGATTCTGCACTGCTCTTCAGCTTTACGAAACTTCTCCCATGCCGACCTTTCACGGTCGACCTCTAGGGGGAGATCCTCGTACTTCGTGAGAAGCCCGAGGGCCTGCCGGATGTGGATCAGCGCATCAGCGCTGTCGCTATCACGGTAGGTAAGTTCGTACTCACACAAACCCAAGAAATCGCGGCGGTCAAGCATGCCACATAGAACTTGGGCCCTTTCGTCTGAATTAACAGCTTCAAGGAGGTGAGAAGAAGCCAGCCGACACAGGATGCTAATTGCTTCTTGCTTCGGATATTGCTTGCCCCAGTCCAGATTGGACATAGATCACTCCTTTCTTGAGATGATTTGGGGTTTACTCGCTCGACCATAGGATTAGGTCGGGTAGACAAGGCTATCAACACACTCCGAAACGACGCCGGCCACTGCAGCTGCAGTAGAGGTCGACACGTTGTTGGAGAGGTTGACAAGCATCATCCGTGCGAGGCGCCGGGACGTGACGGTCGAGCGCGGATGGGCATAATTCACCCACACGTTCCGATCCGTATACGCAACTTTAGGCGCAGCAGTATAACCCGAAGCGTTGGCACCCGTCACGGATTCCATCACTGGAACACGGACATCGAAATTGCTGACCACGGTACCCGCCTTCGTTTTCTCCACAGTTAGAAATGCGTGGACTTGGGCTTCATCCGGCAGCGACGCGAGTTTCTCGCGCCACGTAACGGTGAGCTTGGACCCAATGCGTTCAACACTGATGGGGACGAGGGTGTGGGACACGGGTGTTGCAGCGCCGTCAAAGACGACAATATTGCCAACTGCGGCCATACTTTTCTCCTATAAAACTCGCTGCTGCGGAAGGACAGCGGTCCTTGATTACAAGGTTGGTTGAATGCGTCAAAGATGACGCGGGATTCCGAAAAGAGCAACTGCATCAAGTGTTCGCTTCAGGGCCAGCTTACTCCTGTGAACCTCCAGATTTAAGGAGGGGTACGGGATCACTGGGTCAGAAGTTACGGTTCGATGCATGTTTATTTTGGTGTACGAATAACCACCTCCACCACTGACGACAACGTCCCCTCTGCTACCAAAGCACCCCTTCACCGACCGAGTCACCTTATGGGTGAACACGAACGATCCCTCTGTCTTCCGCCAAAAGTCGACGGCAGAGAGGAAGTTGCCTACTGGATACATCCAGTCGAAAACGAAGGAGTATGGGATTTTCTCCCATAGGACTGACGCAGGGTCCGAGATTCCGGACCAGACCAGCAACTCGCTGGCCTTGGTGGTGACAAAAGCAACCGCAGCGGCCTCGTGTACTACTGAAGCCGCCCCCCCGAACCAAGTACCGCTGTCACTGGTTTTGTGACGAGCTCTGTATCGATTGGTCTGAGGGCGGTTGTTTATATTGGCTAGCATTTGGCACTGCTGGTCAATGTCCATTAACGCCGGGCGAATCGCATACCTCCAAGCTAACCAGTAGTTACCGGCCATCTTGATGGATAACTTGCGACTAACCCTACGGACAAAGTTTTGGGCATACCGTTTTCGACGTTTCCCCGATAGGGATTCGTACTTCACGGCATGGAGCAGTAGATCGCTCACGCCCTTCGCTATACTGCCAAGAGTACTAACCGTTTCCCGCATCTCCGCAATTGTCACAGCCATATTCGCCGAGCCTCCATAGACCTGGTCTTTGAGGTTCGACAGAAGCTGAAGGTCGTCGTTAGACGTCCACGGATCTGCGGGCGTGGCACCGCCACCAAATGCTGCCGGCACGGTCGTCTCATATGACGGGCCAGCCGGCGACCATCCATAACTTACCCCCCAGTAACTATACGGTTGAACCGTTATCACAGGGGAGACTTCATGGGTAAAGGTCATTTGGTACGGGTGGGGTTCGTCCTCCAGTCTTTTCCTGGCACTCCTTTGGGCGAACTGCCCAAGGCGGTCCTTAACGGTCGTCGAGTAGTTTGACGGTCGATCGGTGCCGGTCCAGGTTTTGCTAAAGACTTCTCCAGTCCAACCAACGCCAGCTCTGCTGTCGTGTCTGGATCGGGAGCCCCACGTAATACTGCCAGTTGTCATAAAACGCTCCAACGTATCGGTGCGGGTTGTAATGGGTTGCCCCATAGGGTACCACCCAGAGGTCCGGTCTGCTCGAAAGAGGAAACAGATCAGTTCAGCCGAG